CAAATTCCCGGAGCTGCCACGTTGAGTGCCTCCAGGAGCATGGTCCATGCAAACTACGACAAGGTACCCTAACCAAGAGCCAGAGCTCCAGGTCCCTAGGGTGGGGGGACCAGAAACATGGCCCCGTTACAATAGATTTACCTACAGACGCTATTACACACAAACATTTGTTCTTGAAACTGTTCTACATTTATATATTTTGTGAGTATGGCAAACGGAATACAACCCCAAGGTTATTTTACAACAGATCCTGTATTAGGTGGTGGCTCAGGTGCATTGCGTAATCTACTTGATCCCGCAGATCCCGCAGGTGCTTATAGAGCTTTTTTAAATAGCCGATTGTTTCCTGCAAATGTTGGTGATTATCAAAACATTACAAGTTCAGGACAACTAGCTTCAGGACCTTTTAATCTAATTCCTACAGGTGAAGGTTTGACCACTGCTTTAGCAGGAGCCGTGAATCCAATAACAGGTATTGCAGCTCGTGGTGCTATAAACAGAAGAAATGCAGAAGCTTTAGAAACATTAGCTAATTTAGGTATTCTTGAAACAATTACACCAGCAGATGCTTCTAAGGGTTTTACAAAATTTTTAGGTTATGAATTTACTCCTGGCACAGGTGAATATAGACTATCTCCTGAAGTAGAACTTGCCATACAACAATCAGGCTCCACGCCTCAAGAATATTTTGAATCACAATATAAATCACAGTTTGGTGCAGCTAATGAGTTAGCACAATATTTAGATCAAATCGCATACACTACTCAAGGTAACTTCTTTACAAAAGATTTTTTTGGTAATCCAACACCTTGGTCTAAGTATATTGATCGACAAGGCAACATAAAAGCAGATGCCTTAGAGCAATGGGAAAAGTTTGGTCAAAAAGATAAAATGGGAGTTCTTGCAGCCTTTATGGATGATGATGATAATCAAGGTACCCAACAGAGTTCCTCGAATCAAGGATCCACAGCGGGTGGGGGTATTGATGATTTATTCAAGGGCCAAGTTTCTGAGCCCATGGGTAGTACACCAGATTTTTTACAATCCTCTTCTAATAATTCAGGAGGTGCTCCAAAAGAATCTTACACCAAATATGATCCTGTATCAGGAAGAATGAGAAAAGTTGCAGGAGGCACAACCAATCTTTTCCTTAACTAATGATCGTTAACCTAGATTTTTATCGCAGACAAAAAATAGCAGAAGAGAGGTATGATACTGTACCTCAGGTCAATATTGTCTTTGACGTTTGTGAAGATAAAAAAAATTGGTTTGGTTTACATCCTGATGCAATTCTCTATACGAGTTCCGAAGATCTTAAACAGATGATGGATAGTAGCAAGGAACACCAAATAAAATTTTGTACCATGATGCGTGAATATTTTGACCACTTCGCAAAACAATTGCAGAAGGATAGTAAAACAGTTCAATTTGTCATGAATTACTATGAAGAAGAATGAGCCAAGTTTCTCGAACCACGGATCTGGATTCGCTTCAACGAGAGGAGTTAGAACAGCAACTCATCTCCGAGCGATTACAATTTTTAGAAAATTGCGAAAAAAAATTTATACCTTTTGTCAAACATGTCTGGCCCGACTTTATTGATGGAGCTCACCACAGACAAATAGCAGAAAAGTTCGAGAAGATAGCTACAGGCGAAATTAAACGCTTGATAGTAAACATGCCTCCTCGACACACAAAGTCGGAGTTCGCATCGTACTTGTTTCCTGCATGGATGATCGGTAAGAATCCAAAGTTAAAAATAATTCAAACATCACACAACACAGAACTCGCTACACGATTTGGTCGTAAGATGAAACACTTAGTTGATGATTCTTTATTTCAACAAGTATTTGATGTGAGCATTGCTAGTGACTCTAAAGCATCAGGTCGTTGGGAAACTAATCATGGGGGTGAGTATTATGCAGCAGGTGTGGGTGGAGCGATTACAGGTCGTGGTGCAGATTTATTAATCATTGATGATCCTCATACAGAACAAGATGTACTAAGTGCAACGGCAATGGATAATGCATATGAGTGGTATACCTCTGGTCCTCGTCAGCGTTTACAACCCGGTGGGGCGATTGTAGTTGTCATGACACGATGGTCAGAGAAAGACTTAACAGGGCAATTAATTAGAGCTCAAGCAAAAAGTGATCGTGGAGATCAATGGGAGGTTATTGAGTTCCCTGCCATTATGCCCAGTGGCAATCCTGTCTGGCCAGAATATTGGAAGGCAGAAGAATTATTAAAAGTAAAAGCAGCCATCAGTGAGAGTAAATGGCAGGCTCAATATCAACAAAATCCTACTTCCGAAGAAACAGCAATCCTAAAAAGAGAGTGGTGGAAGAAATGGGAGAAACCGATGCCCATGATGTTACACACTATCCAATCTTTTGATACAGCCTATTCTGCAAAAGAAACAGCAGACTATTCTGCTATTACCACATGGGGTGTTTTTCAACATGAAGGGATGTTAGGCACAGGAGTCTTGCTTCTCGATGCTGATAAAGGCAGATGGGACTTTCCTGAATTAAAAAAGATTGCATTAGAAAAATATAAATACTGGGATCCTGATACTGTCATCATTGAAGCAAAAGCATCAGGAATGCCTTTGACACAAGAATTGAATAGATTAGGTATCCCAATATCTAACTTTACACCCAGTAGGGGTAATGATAAGTTGACAAGGGTGAACTCTATTGCACCTATATTTGAATCAGGCAAAGTATTTTATCCTGATTATGAATGGGCACATGAGTTGATTGAAGAGTGTGCAGCGTTCCCTTTTGGGGAACACGATGACTATGTGGACAGCACGACACAGGCATTGATGCGATATCGTGCAGGTAATTTTGTGGAGTTGGATGATGATTATATTGATGACTCTAGGGATTATAGAGAGTATGAGTATTATAACTAATGACTGAACGACTAAAAAAATTTATTGGCAAATTAACTAAAAAGGCAGCTATACCTACAGAACCTTTAGAAGAAGCCGTAGGCACTGTTGATGATTTATTCGGAACTAATGTTGAGGCAACGGGAGGTAAATTACCTTCTTCAAGATCAGTTAATGTGCCTGATGATAAATTTCCTGTAGGCAAATTTAGAATTAAAGAGACAGGTGTTGAAGCTTTAAAAAAAGGAGGAACCTTTCTTGGTTTAGCAGACACAAAAGAAGCTGTTAAAATTGCAAAGAAGTTAGGCTTCGAGCCAGGTACAGTTATTGATGTACAAACATTAAATAAATATCCTGAATTAAAAAATGCCATTACACAAAGTAGAGATTACATTGAAGCAAGTTTACCAGCAGGTACAACTTTTCCAAAACCAAAGGCTGATGAAGCGTTTGATGCTTATTATAAAAGAGTAAAAGATTTCTTTCCAACTGGCACATCTATGGTGGCATTGATGAATGAATCTGCAAAACAATTTCAATTAAGATATCCAGAATTTAAGGCAGGTCCTAAACTTTTAGATTTAATAAATGAGGGCACTATACCTTTCGACCTAGAGGGAGAAATACAAAGAGGATTGAAAATTCCTGATCCAAAAAATAAAGGAGTTAAAAAAATTATTACTGAATTGTTAGAAAATAATAAGGGTTATATAACCGTTGCAGATTCGATTGATCCTTACATTGATGACTTAGTTAAAAATTTTGCACAATCTGATTTTGATAAGTTTGCTGTTGATCTAAGAAATTCTATAGATCCTTCAACAAATAAACCTTACACAAAAAATAAAATTAAAACTCTTGTTGCTAATAGACTTAAGTTTGCTGTAGCTCAATATTATAATACTCAAGTGACTCCAGAAATAATTGATAGTGTTTATGACAGCATGAGAGGAAGCACCGCTTCTTTAAATGCAGAAAAAATAGCTGAGAATAAATTTAAAACAATAGCACCAAAAAAATTAGCAGCTTTTACAACAGCGATTGTAAGTATTGCAAAATCTGGTGGAGCATCAGAATTATTAAATCTAGGTTCTAAAGTTGCTCTTACAGGGGGTATAGGAGCAGGATTAGAAATACTATTTCCTAATGAAGCACAAGCGGCAGAATTGTTTAGTCAAGATGAATTATCTAAGTTAGGCATTATTGATAAATTTCAAGGACAGGATGCAAGAATTTTAGAACAAGAAAACATTTTAAAAAATAAAGGCGTTGCAGGACTATGAAAAAAATAGTCGTAAAAAAGAAAAAGCCCGTTAGAATAGTACGACCACGTGGCTTTGAATTAATGAAACCAAATAAAAGACCAAAGACAAGGATGTATGATGGCAGTTGATAACAGAATTACAACAGATATTAATTACAATGAAGATAAAGTAGAAGTTGAAGGTGATCCACTAGAGATTATTCAACCTGGTGCAGAAGAAGAAGTAAGAGAATTTGTAGAAGATTCTCAAGGTAATATGCAACCCCTTGTGGATAATCCAAATCCTGAGGAAGGACATGATTCTAACTTAGCGATATATTTATCTGATGAACAATTGGATAGTATTTCTATTGAGTTAATGTCATCTATTGAAGATGATAAAACTTCAAGAGAAGATTGGGAAACACAATATACAAAAGGATTAGATTTACTTGGTTTTAAATATGAGGAACGCTCCAGACCTTTTAGAGGTGCGTCTGCTGTTACTCACCCTGTTCTCTCAGAAGCAGCCGTACAATTCCAATCACAAGCATACAAAGAATTATTACCTGCAAACGGTCCAGTAAAAACATCCATCATTGGACAATCAAACGAACAGCTTGAAGAACAAGCTCAACGTGTAAGAGATTATATGAATTATCAAATTACACATGTAATGAAAGATTATGAAACAGAAACTGATCAAATGTTATTTTATTTACCTTTGGCAGGATCTGCTTTTAGAAAAATATTTTATGATTCAACAGAGGAAAAAGCTCGTTCACAATTTGTACCTGCTGAAGATTTAGTAGTTCCTTATGGTGCTAGTTATTTAGATGATGCTGAAAGAGTTACGCACATTCTTAAGATGAATGAAATTGAGCTAAAGAAAAAACAAATTTTTGGATTGTATCGAGATGTTGATGTTAGACCATATAATGAAGATGATCAAGTACAAGACAAGTATGATTCAATCGAAGGTGTCAAATCAAAAGGTTATACCTCTGATATGTACACTTTATATGAAAGTCATTGTTATTTAGACTTACCAGGATATGAGGATGCTGATGGACAAAAGCTACCTTACATCGTTACTATTGATGAGAGCAGTAATAAAATTTTATCAATTTATAGAAACTACGAACAAGGAGATCCGTTAAGAAAAAAGAAAGCATATTTTGTACATTACAAATTCCTTCCTGGCTTAGGGTTTTATGGTTTTGGTTTGATTCATATGATAGGCGGTCTTTCAAAAACTGCCACATTAGCTCTGCGTCAGTTGTTAGATGCAGGTACCCTAAGCAATTTACCTGCGGGTTTTAAGGCAAGAGGTATACGCATAAGAGATGATGATCAACCTCTACAACCTGGAGAATTCAGAGATGTAGATGCTCCAAGTGGCACGATACAAGGTTCGCTAATTAACTTACCTTATAAAGGACCTGATCAAACTTTATTTGCTCTCTTAGGTTTTTGTGTTGATGCAGCAAAAAGATTTGTTTCTGTTGCTGATTCTAAAATTGGTGATGCATCAATAAATCAAAATGCTCCTGTAGGTACAACTGTGGCTCTTATGGAACGTGGCACAATGGTTATGAGTTCAATACATAAAAGATTACACAATTCTCAAAAACAAGAATTTCAATTATTAGCAAAAACTTTTCAAATATTTCTACCACCTGTTTATCCTTACAGTGTAGGCAATGTAGATCCTGCTATTAAGCAACAGGATTTTGATGATCGAATTGACATCATGCCTGTAAGTGATCCATCTATGTTTTCTATGTCACAGCGGATCGCTATGGCACAGACTCAATTACAAATGGCACAAACAGCACCTGAGTTGCATAATTTAAGAGAGGCTTATCGAAGAATGTATGTTGCATTGAGAGTGCCAAACATAGAACAAATTTTACCAGAGCCTCAACCACCACAACCAATGGACCCTGGTATGGAAAATGGTAACTCTATGAGAAACTTACCCTTACAAGTTTTTCCTGGTCAAGATCACATGGCACACATTAAGGCTCATCAAACATTTATGAGTTCTAACTTAGTCAAAAATAACATGGCAGTTTTAATGGTTTTACAAGCACACATATCAGACCACATCTCAGCTATGGCAAACGAAGAAATTCAAGCAACCACACAACAAAAATTACAAGATGCACAGCAAAAAGGAATACAATTAAGTCCTGAAGAAGCACAAGCTATACAAGTGGAATCACAAAAAGCGATTGCAAACAGAATTGTAGAACTGACACAACAGTTAGTCGAGGAAGAAAAACAAATGATGCCTGATGCGGGTAAAGATCCGTTGATTAATTTAAAAGAGGAAGAACTAAACATTAGAAAAGCTGACCTAATTAGAAGAACACAAGATGATCAAAATGATTCTACGATGGAAATTGCAAGATTAGCTCAAAAAGATGAAATTGATAAAGAAAAAATAGAAATATCTAGGGAGAGAAATGCTATTAACATTGCAAAAAACATGTTAGGCTCATGATATGTCAATTAAAATACCAAAACTAGATACAAAAATAAAAAAAACCAGCAATACATCTAGCACCACAAGACGATACAAGGCTCCAAGTCGTTCCCAATTAATGAAAAAGTATGCAAATCTTAAAAAAAATACAAAAAGCACAGGTTTTGACAAAAATATGCAAGTAAAATTAATTAAAAATGTATTAGATAACAAAAAGATTACATAAAATGGATAAAAAACAGAAAAAAGTTAAAAAAGTAATGAAAGAATTTAAAGAAAAAAAATTAAACATGGGAAAATCTAAAAAAAAAGTAAAAAACAGGAAACAAGCCATAGCAATAGCTCTTTCAGAGGCAGGCATATCGAGAAAAAAATGATGTCAGATCAAAAATTACAAAAATACATGACTGATTTAGATGTTTACTTGCGTAGACCGTCATTAACGGATGAAGATAGAATAATTTTAGCTACTGCTATGTTATATACTACAAGAATAGTATACGAGGAAAATTATGGACCTGAGATTGCTATTAATTTAATTGACACATTAGGTGGAAGCAAGGTACAGTATCAGAAACCTACAGTACATTAAGAGGTAAATATGATGAAAGACAAAAGTATAGATAAAGGACAGTTTCAAATGACTGATAAGTCTAAGGTGCCTTTTAAATTAGCACCAACTGATCCACCAAAGTCTAAAACACAAGGACAGTATGCTGTTCAAGTAAAGAAAGTTCCTTTTAAGGGGGTATTCTAATGAAAGACATGATCATCAAGTTGTGGCACGACCACCCAAAGAAAAAATGGCTTGTAATCGGTGTTGTAATCGGTTGGGTAGCCGCTCAAATTATCTAATAAATGTTATCAAAATTATTAGGCGGATCTTTAGTGGACACTGTCGGAAAAGTTATCGACAGTGTTCATACTAGTGAAGAGGAAAAACTAGCCGCCAGAAATAAACTCAAAGAACTCGAAAACGAAATAAATTCCAAACAAATGGACATTAACTTAGCGGATGCTAAGTCTACTGCCACAGGATTTGGCGGTATGATGCAGCGGTCGTGGAGGCCCCTCATCGGGATGTCCTGTGCCTTAGCGATATTGTGGGAATTCGTATTAAAACAATTTATCGTTTTTATCTTAGCTGCTTTCAGTATTCAACATAACCCACTTCCAGAGCTTGATATGTCGACTTTATTCCCCCTCGTCACAGCTTTACTCGGAATGTCAGGGCTCCGCTCTTGGGAAAAAAGTAAAAAGCTTACAAAATGAGCACCTGTGTAAAATGTGGATGTATGTGTCATTGTGAAATGACCTGTATGTGCGAGTGTGCTATCTGCGAACATGAAGAAACAAACTCAGGGTAGTGCTATTGAACATGTGGTCAAAAAGACTACAATTGGTGATGGTAGAATAAGCACATCTACAATGAACAAACATAAAAGAAGAAGTTATAAACCATATAGGGGACAAGGTAGGCGCAGATGACTACAAAAAAGAAAAAAAGTAAAAGTAGAGTAAATGAAGCAGGTAATTACACTAAGCCTGGTCTTAGAAAAAGAATATTTAATAGAATAAAAGCAGGTTCTAAGGGTGGAAAGCCAGGACAATGGAGTGCAAGAAAAGCGCAGATGACCGCAGTGGCTTATAAAAAAGCAGGTGGAGGTTATAAAAACTAATGGCAATATCAAGATCTCAAATGAGTCAACAAATTTCTAAACCTGGTAGAAAAAAAGTAAAAAAAGTAATTAAAGGGTTAAAGAAAGCATCAAAATTACATGCTAAACAAGCTAAGACACTCAAAGGAGTATTAGGTGGCAGATCCAAAAAAGGGAACAGGTAAAAAACCTAAAGGTACAGGTAGAAGATTATATACAGATGAAAATCCAAAAGACACTGTTCGCATTAAATTCGCTACTCCGACTGATGCACGAAAGACAGTATCTAAAGTGCGAAAAGTTAA